ATTAGGAGGGCATTCTGACGCCCGCGTCTTTTAGCGTCTCGGTGGCGGCGTCGACCTTCGAAGAGAAGTCTTTCTGGCCGGTGACGCGCTTCACAGCTTTCATGCAGGCGGCCCCTGGCGTGGTGCATTCAGTGGACTGAAGGGAGCCCCCTATGGCAACGACAACAGATGCCATCTTGGCCGCGACCTCATCTGAACCGACGCCGGACAGTAGGAGGTCTAGTCGTCGAACCAATTTTTTCGATTCGCGTTTTGCGACCGTCTCCGCGGGCAGACAATCCTTCAGCATTGCCGCGCCCATGATTGAGCCGTTGCCGACACATACGAGGCGCACAAGTTGCCCTTTCTTAGCGTTCGCCGCGAAGTCTAGGGCTTCGTCGGCTATGTGAGCCTGGGGCGCATCGATTCCTTGACCCATGACGAAATAGGGCGCGTCGCCTAGGCCGGATCCAATGCGATCCACTTTCCCGGACACGAAAAGCGTCTTACGTTTGAAGTCGCGATCACCGGCCACTTCGTTCGCGCGATAGGCTTTGGCGAGATCGTTGCTCGTGACGTCCTTGATGTTCAGCGCTCGGCTGATAAGCGTTTGACCACCGCCCGAAAAACTCTCGACTTCATTGTCAACGAGCGTGGAAAACAGGTTGTACTCTTGTGCGGAAAGCTGATACTTGTGCGACTTCCCCGCAGAGAAATCGCTGATCTTTCGGTCCTGCGCGTTAGCTGCGGGTATAAGAGATGCCGCCGCGATTGCAACAGCAGCAAGCCTGAGCATGGTCGTTTTGTAGGCACGCATCGCGCGCTCTCCCTCTACAGTTCATTTGCAGCGATTGTAGGGCGATCACGAAGCCGCCCGAAGGCGGCCTGTCGTTACGAGCAGGTAGCGGCTGCTAGGGTTGGCGCGCCCATTGTCCTGCCTCATCGTCTCGGAGGCGAGCCCCGGCCCAGACCACCTGGCCGAGTACACGCACGGGCGTGCCGTTCTCCAGCGGGATGTCGTAGTAGGCTGGGTTGAAGGAGCGCGCCACCCAGCGCCCCGTGAGCTTGTCCCTGGTCACGGTCTTCACCAGCATCTTGCCGTCGTAGTTGATGGCGTACACGCCGCCGCTGGCCACGTCCTGCAGCGTCAGGTTCTCATTGGGCACGACGAGCAGGGCAGCGCCGTCACGAATGACCGGCTCCATACTATCGCCCTTCGCATACACCACACGCGCCTTCCCGTTGTCCGCTCCCACCGCTTTGAGGAAGGACCGGCGAAACTGGATCATGCCGGTCTGGTCTTCGCTGTGGTTCTCAATGCCGTCGCCTGCGGCCAGGCGTACCTCGGCCAGCTCTGGCACCTTCTCGAACCTGTCATTGGCGGCGTGCGGCTCGCCCGGCCCGGCGTTCGCCGTGACACCGGTTTGAGTGCTGATCCTGATCTTCGGATTGCGCTCGGCTTCGAATGTCGTGGTGCCACCTTCCCATGGCGCCGGCGGCAAGCCCGCTATGCGCATCGGGAATGGATCGTCGGCATGATCCATATCCACCAGCCCGCCGGCCTTGTGGGCGCGTAGCGGGATGACCGCGGCGGCCGGCGGCGACGGCGGAGGCGAGACATTCAGACCGATTTTCAGCTGTGCGATGGCAAGCGCGAGCGCACCCTCCAGCGCTGTGAGCTGGCCCGCGGGCAGAGCACGGACATCAGCGGCCGCGATGGTCTTAAACGGCCAATCGCTATCGTCCGGGGTAGGCGCGGCGGGCGCATCAACGCCCTCCACATCGAACCAGCCCTTCATCCCGGGCATTGCCTCGATGGCCCAGATGGTCTTTTCTGTAACGGGTCGAATGCCCGAAAGCATCTGACGAACGAATGCCCCGTCCTTGTAGCCGAGCCGGCGTCCAAAGTCGGTCTTGTTCCCTTTCGATACGTGGTCCACGGCGGCCGACAAACGGCCCATCCTGAACTCGTTTAGCTCAACCTCATTCATGCGCGGGACAGTAGCATGCGCTACGAGTGCATTTGCTACTTGCGAAACGTAGCAAACGCTACTAGTATGCGCGTATGGACCTGAACTCATA